AAAAGGTTCAGCGTATGAATTGGCAGTTGAGAAATTTTTAATATCACAAATTAAAAAGAGAGAAGAGGAAATAATAAAAGGGAATGAAGAATTGGAAAGAAGATTTAAACAGTTAGAAAAGGGGATAAAAAATAAAAAGTAAAAGACAAAAAGGTTCAGCGTATGAATTGGAAGTTGAGAAATTTTTAATATCACAGGGCTATTTGTGCCATAGAGCCAGACAATCATATTTTAGAGCAGGAAATAAAGTGTTCACCCGCAGTAATGATATTTTTCAGTGTGATATTGTGGCTAAAATGAAAGATAAACCAACTTTATGGGTTCAGGTAAGCACTGGGTCAAGAAGGTCAGAAAAAGAGCGTAAAATAAGGGAAATTGGAGATATTTGGAATAGTCAGGACATAGTTCAACTTTGGTTAAGATTTGAAGGCGGGATATGGAAGATTTATCAATTGAAAGATAATAACTTTGTTGAAGTTGCAAAAATTGAAAGAGGAAAGTATTATATTATGAAAGGAGAGGATGATAAAAATGAGTGAAAAAAAACTTGTATGGCATAATGAAAAACGAAAAGTTAATGACCTTATCCCGTATGAGAAAAATCCACGAAAATTAACAGAAAAACAAAAGGAGTTTTTACAGAAAAGTTTAACAAAGTTTAATCTGATGTCTATCCCTACAATCAATACTGACAATACAATAATATCAGGACACCAACGAGTGAAAATTCTACAATTATTAGGAAGAGGTAATGAAGAAATAGATGTGCGTGTTCCTAATAGAAAATTGACAGAAGCGGAAATGAGAGAGGCTAACCTTTTAGATAACAAGACACAGGAATTAGGTGAATGGGATTTTGATTTATTAAAAGATTTTGATGTAAACCTGTTAAAGGATGGAGAATTTATTTAGGCAAAATTCTTAAAGTTGAAAATGTTGAAAGTATAGTTCAGTATAATTCACCTGATGACTTGACAAAGAAAATAAAGAATTTTAATATAGGAGGTGGTAATAATAAAGATGTTTATGCATTATAAGTGAAACAAAGGAGATATAATCAATAAAGAGTATCCAGATAAATTAGTCCAGGAGGCAATTTCAATCGCTAAAAAACTTTCACACCATTATTCTAAAAAATTCCCTGATGTTGATTTCTCTGAATTCTATTCCGTATCTATGATTGCTATTACACAAGCACTAAGAACATTTAATAAGAAAAAAGGAAGTTTTGACTGCTGGTGTTCCTTCTATATCTATGGAAGATTTCATAATTTTTTACTGAAAGAAAAAAGAAAACAACAGATGATGAAGGAATTAAGAAGGTAAGTTAAAAATGGTATTTCTTTTTGAGAGGTGATGTAGAAATGGGGAATAAAAGCAAAAAGAAAAATAGTGAAGATTTTCTACAAAACAAGAAAAAAAGAGGTATTAAGCCTGGAGAAGTAAGAAACCCAGAAGGAAAGGGTGGATTTAAAGACCATCCTGACCATATCAATCCTGGTGGTAGACCTAAAAATCAAGAGAGTTATTCTTACTGGTTAAACTATTTCAAAACACTTTCTATTGAGGAATTCCAAGCATATAAAAAGAATAACCCTAATATGTCAATGGCGGCACTGGGGGCGTATGCGAGGTTAATGAAGTCAGTAGAGAAGTTAGAGGAGTTTAAGGAAGTAGCGAACAGGACAGAGGGTGTCCCAAAACAGCAGATAGAATTGAGTAGCGATAAAAATAAGCCATTGATATTTAATATCAATTTAAGGCAGACAGAAGACAGAAATAAAGATGGATAACAAGCCAGAAATCAATATAGAAGTATCCGAAAAACAATCTGAAATAATAAACTCACCAGTAAAAAGAAAAATAATAAGGGCGGGGAGGAGAGCGGGTAAAACTTGCCTCGCTGCAATTCTTGCGGCAAAGAAATTCTCTAATGGTGGTAGGGTTTTATATGCCGCCCCGACACAGGAGCAGACAGAGAGGTTCTGGCACACAGTCAGGATATTATTACAGGGATTGATTGATGCAGGGTTAGTTGTTAAGAATGAAACATTAAAGACAATAGAAAGAGTAAGAACAGAGCAAAGAATAAAGGCAAAGACAGCGTGGAATAGTGATACATTACGAGGTGATTATTGCGACCTTTTGATACTGGACGAAATGCAGTTGATAGACGAAATGGCGTGGGAAGAGGTAGGACAACCTATGCTGATTGATAATGATGGGGATGCTGTTTTAATTTACACTCCTCCTTCACATAGAAGCAGAAGTATGAGTAAGGCAAGAGACAAAACCTATATGGCAAAACTATTCAAAAAGGCACAAGCAGACACAACAGGACGATGGAAAGCATTTCATTTTACTTCTTTTGACAATCCTTTTATATCAAGAACGGCAATAGATGAAATATGTAAAGATATGACTTCTGTTAGTTATAAGCAGGAAATAATGGCAGAAGATATAGAGGATATTCCTGGTGCACTTTGGAAACGAAAATGGTTTGATGAATTTAGGAAAGATGAAATTCCTGAACTGGCAAAAATAGTTGTAGCAATTGACCCTGCAACAACAAGCAAAGCAACAAGCGATGAAGTAGGAATTGTATGTGCAGGAATAGGAATAGATGGAAGATACTATGTTTTAGCAGACAGGAGCGGGATTATGTCCCCTGATGCGTGGGGAAATAGAGCAATCAACTTATACAAAGAATTTAATGCAGATAGAATTATAGCAGAAGTGAACAATGGTGGAGATTTAGTTGAAACAGTATTAAGGACAATAGAACCGCATATTTCTTATACAGCCGTTGTAGCAAGCAGAGGAAAAATAACAAGGGCAGAACCAGTTGCGGCAATGTATGAGCAAGGAAAGGTAAGTCATATTGGAAATTTTGAAGAATTAGAAACACAGTGTTCAGAATATATTCCAGGAGATAAATCACCAGACAGGATGGATGCACTTGTCTGGGCTATAACATATCTAATGGAAAACAGTGGAAAAATAAAATACTTTGTGGACACAGTTTAGCGGAGGTGACATATGTCACCTTTCGCAAATGTGATGACAAAAAAAGAAGAATTAAAAAGAATTCAAAAGAAGTATGAAGCAAAAGGGAAATACAAAATTTTTCTGATGCTTTTGAAAGGTTTAACAGGGAAAGATTACAAAGATGTAGAAAGTATTTCTGATGATGACCTTGACATTATTTTGAACTTTTTTCTTACTGACAAGAACAATGAATTTTAGAGTTCACATATGTGAACTACTTTGGTATTTCTATATGTATAGAAATTAAGGAGAATTATGAACATTACTTTTAAAAATAGAATGAAACTTGCAGGGGCTATTATCCGCAAGGGTATAGATGGAATACCCTTTTTCAATTCTTCTTCTTTTTCCATTTCAGACAGTAGCAGTAAAGATTTTAAAAGAACAGAAAAAGGAGATAAGCAGGCGTATATTAACAATTTCACTTCTTGGGTATATTCAGCGGTATCCTGCATAGCAAGGCACACAGCAAAAGTAGATATAAAGTTGTATAAACAGACATCAGAGAAAAAAGGAAAAGAAAGTTGGGAAGAAATTTTTGAACATCCCTTTTTAGATTTATTGAAAAATCCTAATCCCTGGATGGATATGTATTATATCAAGTATTTAACAGAAGTATATCTTGGTATTTTAGGAAATGCTTATTGGTATCTTCCTAAAAATAAATTAGGACAACCTGGACAAATTATTCCTTTACTTGCACAGAAAGTCATCCCTTATACAAAAAATCAAATAGAAATAGACCATTACGAATATCTTGTAGGAACAAATATTGTTAATTTTTCTCCTGATGAAGTATTACATTTCAAAGAGCCAAATCCAAATTCTTTAATAATGGGGCTTTCCCCACTGGATGCTTTATTACTATCAGTTGATACAAACAGGGCGATGATGGAATATTCAATGTCTTTGTTTGAGCAAGGTGCGTTCTTTGGAACGATTGTAAAAGTCCCAAAGGATATTAGTGAGCAGGATTATATTCGGCTAAAGCAGGAAATAAAAGAACAGTTTACAGGCGTAGGAAAGGCAGGCAGGACAAAGATTATTCATGGTGATATACAAGTTGATAGTTTAGTCAAGACAATGGCAGAACTGGATTTTGAAGCAGGAAGAAGATTAACAAAAAAAGATATTCTTGAAGGATATGGTGTTCCTGAATTTAAATTGGGCGAAGGAGCAAGCACAGCGTCAACTTCAAGGGCTACTGCTTATGAACTTGACAGAATGTTTATTGAAGAGACAATACAGCCCCGACTTATAAGAAGGGATAGTGTATTAAACAAATTTCTTTTACCTGTCTGGGATGATAAACTTGTATGCGAAAGTGAAAACATATCAGCAACAGATAAAGAGTTTTTATTACAGCAGGAAACAGCAAGAATTCAAACAGGATACTGGTCAATCAATGAGGTAAGAGCACTGAACGGTGAACCTCCTGCACCGTGGGGATATCGTCCCTGGGTGGGATTAAATATGGTGCAGATGGCGGGGTTTGTTTCAGAAGAAGCAAAAAAAGAAAATCAGGGAATACATAAAAAGAAAAGACAGATGCGGGAAAATTGGCAACAGGTTAAAGAACAGAAATGGAAATCGTGGGTCAGGAAAGAAGAAAACACTGAAAAAAAGTATATTGCTGATTTGAAGAAGTTTTTTTCTGAACAGGAAAAAATTGTATTATCTAATTTAAGAAGAATATTTGATACAGGAAAATCAAAAGAAATAAAAGAATTAGTTGATTTTGTGTTTCCTAATCTGGACCAACAGGCGGAGAAATTATCTCAAATATCAAAAGGACATATCAGAGAAGCAATTGTAAATGGTGTAATGACCGCAGTAGAATTTCAAGAAGAAAATAATAAAAATATAAAAGAAGAACCTTCCCCAGATGACCTCGCAAGGGTAGGATTTACACCCGCATCATTTGATGCTTATGTTAATCAAATAATAAAAGTTTGGAAAGATTTATATGGATTTACTATAAATCAAACTATTCAAGATGAATTGCGGGAATTACTTAATCAGGCAATAACAGGTGGATGGAGCATTTCACAAACACAATCAGAAATAGAACTTCTTTATAGCGGATATACAAGTGGAATAAGTCCAGAAAAAAGTTTGAGAATAGCACGAACTGAAATAAGCAGAATAATGAATGATTCTGAACATATGTGTTATAAGAACTTAGGATATAAAGAGAAAACTTGGGCAAGTGAAGAAGCAGATGAAGCACTTTGTGAGGACTGTGAGGCAATGGACGAAGAGGTTGTAGGAATAGATGAGTTATTCTCTTGCGGGGTTTTAGCACCGCCTTTACATCCTAATTCTTATGATAGCAAAACAGAAATATATACAAAAGAAGGATGGAAAAATGTTAAAGATTTGAAAATAGGGGATTGGTGTCTTTCTCTCAATCCTGATACTTTTGATTTGAAATATAGTAAAGTCATAAAAACATATAAGCATAAACCAGATAAGATGATACATTTCTATAATAGAAATATAGATTTACTTGTAACAGAAGACCATAATATGTTTTATCAACCTGATATTTTTGAAAAATGGAAGTTTGTAAAAGCAAAGGAATTACTGAACCACAGCACAGGCAGAATGTATAAAGGATTTGAATTGTTTGTTGAAGACGGTAAAAAAACAAAAAAGAAATATTTTGATTATATTTATATCAAGAATATCAAAAAAGAAATAGTAAAATATTCTGATTATGCTTATTGTGTTGATATTGAAAAGTTCCATACTTTATTGACAAGAAGGAATGGAAAGGTTTTGTGGAGCGGGAATTGCAGATGTAATATTCTCGCAGGTGATTGGAGTGAAGAGTGAAATTCACGAGTTGACATATGTCAACTATGCAGTTTTTTTTACATTGAAATCAGGAGGAGGTAAAAGATGGATAAGAATATAAGCACAGTAAAAGAGTATTTAGAAAACAAAAAAGAAACAATCAGTAAAAACAAGTTTGAGAAAATTCAGAAAACACTTGAAGGGATTGATGAGAAAACAGAAATCAAGTGGGGATACTTCGCAGGTAAAAGCGAAAAGGCAGAGGAAGAAAGCGGAAAACCTACTACTCTTGATATGATTTCTACGATTGATGTTGATAGGGATAATGAGGTGCTTATTCCTGAGGGATGCGATTTGTCAGGATATAGCAAGACCCCAACAGTTTTGTTTGGACACGATTATAGAAGTATTCCAATTGGAGTTTCAAAATGGCAAAAGATAGAACAAGGAAAAGGGATAATGAGCAAGACAGAATACTTCCAATCAGAATTTGCAAAGGATGTTTATGAAGCATCAGTGAATGGAGCATTAGCAAACAGCGTTGGAGTTATTCCTATCCAATGGGTTGAAAAAAATAACAAAAACGATGAGACTAAATATAAAGAGTTAATAGAAAAATATAATATTCAGGGTGAACCTCAACGAATTTATACTCAATGGCAACTTCTGGAATATAGCAAAGTCCCCGTTGCTTCTAATCCACAGGCGTTGACACTTGCATTACAGAAAGCAAAAACAAAAGAAATGAAGGATTGTATCAGTAAAGAATTAGAAGAGATATTAGAGAAGCGGGTATGTGGAAAAAAAGACCTTCCTATTGCGGACGATGGCAGAGCGTGGGACGGAACAGAAGCAGAAAAAAGAGTGAGGGCGTGGGCAACAGGTGCAAATGATGAGATTGATTGGAAAAAATATCAACAGGCATTTGTTTATGTTGACATAGAAAAAGCCGATACACTTGGAGGTTATAAACTTCCTTTCGCAGATATCATTGATGGAAAATTAACAGCCGTCTGGAGAGCAGTTGCATCCGCAATGGCGGCATTGTTAGGGGCAAGAGGTGGTGTGGATATTCCTGAAAATGAAAGAAAATCAGTTTATAACTTCATTGCTTCGTATTATAAGAGATGGGATAAAGAACCTCCTGAATTTAGAGAATACAGTCAGGAAGAATTAGAAAAGATGTTTCAGGAAGAAAAAAAGAAAGAAGTAAAGATAGAACAGAAAAGAGGTTATAAACTTCCTTTCGCAGATATCATTGCAGGGGCTGTCTTGAATAAGAGAAACAAGGAAGCATTGAAACAAGCACAGCAACTCATTCAGGAAGTATTAGACAGCGCAGAAAATAATGATAATACTCAACAGGAACAAGCATCAGAAGAAGCAGAAAAAAAAGTTGAGGAGAATATCAAAAAGACAGACACAAACGAGATTGAAGGATTAGACCTTGATAGTATGAATGAACCTGAAAATTCTAAAACTGATGATGTGTCTGATGAGGATGCAAACAAAATATTAGAAGCAATAAGTAAAGTAGTTGATAAAAAAATAAATAGTTTATTGGGTAAAGTTTAGATTTGCTGGAGATATCAGCCTTTGGCGGAGATATCAGGCAAATAAATAGTAAGGTAATTTAATACAGCAACAAAGGAGAAAAAATGGGTATGACAGTAGAGCAGTTAATGGAGAAGATTGATGGACAGATTGATGCAAAACTTCAACCTCTAATTGATAAGGTTGGGGAGGTGGATAACAAGTTGACAAAAATTCCTCAGGAGAAAAAAGAAGAGAGTGAAAAACTTCCCTGGTCAGAAGTATGCAATCGGGTTGCTTTGATAGCAAAAGCACAAATATACAGAGACCCGAAGGCACTTGATGCGCTTGCAAAATCTGACTGGCTTAATGAAACAACAGGAAGTGAAGGCGGATATACTGTTCCTGTGGAATTTTCAACGGAAGTATTCAGATTAGTTGAGGAATATGGTGTAGCAAGGCGTGGATGTTTTCCTGTTCCAATGAAGTCAGCAACAAAGAAAATGCCTTCTGGATTAACAGGCGTGGATATGTCTTATATCGGGGAAGGAGAAGCAAAGCCATTAACAAAACCTTCTTTTGGGATAGTGGAACTTGTAGCACGGACTGCTGCGGGCATATCAGCAATGACAAGGGATATCATTGATGATAGTGCAGTTGATATGGTGGCATATCTAACACGGTTAATCACTGAAAGTTTGGCTAAACGGGAAGATACATCCTGCTTCTTTGGGAATGGAGCAACAATTTTGGGAATAGCAAATACAGTAGGAGTTATCCCAGTTATAGCAAGTGGAGCAACACTTGCAGGGGTTACGGCAAACGACTTGAATAAATTGTTTTATGCTATTTCCGATGCGGCCGCCAGAGGAGCAAGTTTTTATTGCAACAGGGGATTAGTAGGTGTCTTACAGCAATTGCAGGATAAACAAGGACAGTATATTGTCCAGAAACCTACGGAAGGAGCACCTGCTTCCTTGTGGGGATTTCCTATAATTACATCTGATGCTTTCTCTGCTACACCATCAGCAGGAGATGTGGTGGCAGTATTTGGGAATTTAAGGAACTGCTACTTCGGGCAGAGAAAAGAACTTGATATTCTTCCTTCGGATGAGGCAACATTAGGGGTGTATACGGATGGAAAACTTACCGATATAGTAAGTGCTTATCAAAAAAATATGAGGTTCATAAGATTTGAAGTAAGGCACGATTTCAAACCTGCATTAGCCAGTGCTTTTGCAGTGCTGAAATTGGCAACTTCATAAGGTCAAGAGGAGATTTGAAAAGAAGGGTATAGGGGTAGTTAAGCAGATAGATATTTATTGACTACCCCTTACCCGACAGGAATAAAATGAAAATAAAAATAGGATGGCTTGTAAGTGATATTGACTGGGCATATAAGAACATAATGGAACATTTTGAAAAAGAAATGCAGGAATATGAGCATATATCAAATAGCATAGATGCAGATATAGTTATGGCAATGTCTTTGAAGGAATTAAGACAGGTAAAGGATAAGAAAAAGACAATTTTACATCTTGATAGTAAAAGGGCATTAGGATTATGAATATACTGCATAAAAACTTTGGGGTCCTTTGGTCCTGGTCAGAAATAGCGAAGCAGTTATTCAAAGAACTTCCAGAACATCATTTTACATCAGAACATTCAAATATAAATACAGATATGGAAGAATATGATGTTATCTTATTACAACAAATAACTTTATTAAAAACAATTCATAAAAGTTATTATAACAAAACAATAGTGCGATTAGGAGGAAATAAAACATTTAATGATGAGGGGAGGAATATGGAAGAATTAAAAGAACAGATGAGGCAATGTTTTGCGGTTATTGCGACAAACAAGTTTCTTTATGATATTGCGATAACTGCAAATCCTAATACCTTCCTTATTCCGAATGGATTAAATTTAGATGATTGGAGCGTAATAAAAAAGATACCGAAAACCTTTACAGTCGGATTTGTGGGAAATATAAGTCATCCTTCTTACAGAGATTATAAGGGATATGATTTTGTAGAGCAGGCGTGTAAAGAACTGAATATTCCTTTGAAAACTGCTTTATATGGTAATGGACAGATACCGCATAACCAGATGCGAGAGAAGTTTTACAGTGAAATATCCTGTTTAGTCCATCCGACAAAGGGTGAAGGAAATTCAAATGTAATAATGGAAAGTTTATCCGTAGGCATTCCAGTCATTACAACAAAAGAGGCTGGATTTCACGGAGAGATGTTAGAGGATAATGAAAATGTTTTATTCTGTGAACGAACAGTTGAAAGCGTAAAGAAGTGTATTGAAAAGTTAAGAAATGATAAAGAATTATATCATAGATTGAAAATGAACGGGCGAAAGTTTGCAGAGGAATATCACGATATTAAAAAGATAGCGAAACAGTATGATTTTTTGTTTCAGGCGTGCTATGAGGAAAATAAAAATAAGGGTATACAGAAAGAACAGGGGAGGAATAAAATGATTGTTAAAGTGATTAAGGAAATATATGAAAATGGACTGCGGATAGTTGGAAGTGTTTTTGAGACAACAGAAGAAAGAGCAAGACAGTTAAAAGGATATGTTATTCCATTAGAACAGCAGGAAGAACAGCAGGTAAAGGCAGTTGTTGAACCAGATAAGGATAAGATGATTAAAGAATCAGATGTGAAAAAAGAAGAAGATAATAATCTTGTATGCGATGTATGTGGATTTAAGGCAAAAAGTAAAATAGGTTTAATTGCACATACAAGAAAACATTAGGATAAAAAATGATTATTTCTGTTGATGATGTGAAAAAAAGTTTATTACCTGAAATGATGGCAGATGTTGATTTATCGCTGATAGAAGATTTAATCAACGCTATAACAGAAATAGTAGAAAGATATACTAACACATATATTAAGTATGGAACTTATACAGAAATTTTTGATGGGAACAGTGAAGTATCAGTTATCCCACTGAAAGGAATAAAAATTTGGTCTATTGATAAAGTAAAGTTTTCAGATGTAGAGCAGTCATTATCATTATTTAAGATACACGATAGATTATGCGGGATTTATTCAAGTGTAGGATTTCCTGAAGGCACATTGAATATAGAAATAATTTATAAGGCAGGATATGATACTACACTTCATCCTGCACCTGATGGGCTTAAAAGGGCAATTATTGATGAGGTAGTGTTGCGATATAACTATCTGCGAACACAAAGCAGAACAGGTGAACAGATTGTTGATTTAACAAAGGATTTTCTGGATGGTGAAAGTTATAAGTATTTTAACAGGATTAGGAGAAATGTATGGTAGGCGTGAATATGAAAATTGAAGGAATATCAGAGGTTTCAAATAGAATAAAGGAAATGAAACAATCATTACGGATAGAACGCAGAAAAGCAATTGAAAATTCATCTGTATATCTTATGAACTATATTCAGGATAAGAAACTATCAGGACAGGTATTAAAGCGAAGAACAGCACGATTAGCGGATAGTATAGGATACAAGGTTGAGGAAAAAGGAACATCTTTTATTGGAAGAGTAGGAACTCCTGTTGTGTATTCTGTTATACACGAGACAGGAGGAACAATACGGGCAAAAAATGCAAAGTATCTTACTATTCCATTATCTGATGCAATGACACCCGCAGGAGTTGTTAGAAAACCAGCACGACAATGGGCAGACACTTTTGTAAGAAAAATAAGAAATAACCTGTTTATTTTTTCAAAAGAAAGCGGTAGCCCTGTCCCTATTTTTCTGTTAAAGAAATCAGTTAATATTCCGAAACGACCTTATATTAAACCAGCATTACAGGAAACTAAAGATAAAATCTTTGAGATGATAGGTGAAGCAGTGAAAATATCTGTAAAAATAGCAAATGGAGAAAAATAAAATATGGATAGTGAAACTATTCTGAATAAGACAAAAGATTTATTGGAGAAAAGTAGCAAGTTGACATATGTCAACAATATTTTTATGGGTGATAGACAACAGATATATGGAGATAGTTATCCTTGTATTGTGTTAGAGACAACATCAGATAGAATGAGCAGTATTTTAGAAGGAAATATTCAGGAAAATAGTTTTGTTATACAGATAATTCCAGCACTTTTAATTAGAGATAGGGAAAAAGCATTGATAGGGGATAAAACAAATAAAGGAATACTTGATTTCATTGGTGATATAAAAGATACATTGTATGCAGAATATCCGTCATTAGATAATACCTGTTTACATTTTTCTTTATCAGTCCCAAGCATAGCAGATTTTCCTGATATGATTGGGAAATTTGCAATAGTAGAAATGACAGTGATTTATAGGGAAATAATATGAGCACAA